CATCTTCTACGTTTCTGTTGGTTCTGGCAGTTACGACACCGGAGACAACATCGCCGCCGACGCTTACGTTAAGTCTTTGGCTACCGATGTCGGCTGTGCGGCCAAACGTAGCGTAGTTCAGGCTGGTGGTAGCATTCTGTTTCTATCAGACAACGGCGTCTATGCTCTTAGCCCTCAGGCAACCGGAGCCGGGAACACCAATACCCCAGAGGGCATGCGTCTTCTTACGTTAGCAGAACCATTTTCGGCTCCCATTGATGACGTTATCCAGCGAATCAATAGAACTTACGCTCACCGGGCCTGTGGTATCTATTGGAACAATAGGTACTATCTAGCCGTCCCCCTAGACGCTAATACCAAAAACGGACACGTCATTGTATACAATTTCATCAACAAGTCTTGGGAGTCCATAGACTCGTATCCGGCAGGGTTTGACGTTCAGAACTTTGTTGTGGCAAAGAAAGGCTCTCAACGAAGGCTTTTTGCCCTAGATGACACTAATGGTCTTTTCCTGATGGAAGAACTAGATGCCGATGAGTTTGGTGCGGCTACCGGAACGCCAATTCTTCCATTTTACCTTCCAGAAACACTTGGTGCGGCTACTTTTGTTCAAAACCTAATCCCAAGCATTTGTGAAACAAGGACTTACATTTTTGACATTATGGAATCTAAACGCTACGCTAGTCTTGAGTACGACTTAGGCATTCCTACCGGGTCGGCTATTCGTGCGTCTGCTGTAACTTTAAACCCAGACAAGGTTAGGGTTATAGATGAGTATGGAGCCGACGCTGACGGACAAGACGCTACTAGGCGTGTCCCTATCCGCATGACTGCATACGGTATCCGTATTCGGTTTGAGAATCTAAGCAAACGCCCAACTATTCGTGGAGTTCTAGTTGACGCTATCGTCCCGGGACGGAATACTCAAAGTTCAGACTAACATGCCTCAATTTAACAAAGGAGAAACTTTTGCGGACGGACAACAGGTTACTGGAGTCCGGCTTAATAACCTTATAGACGGTGCTACAATTCTTAGCGGAGCCATTACTGACCAGACCAACATTACGGCTAATACGGTTGCCTCTGGTGACTCTATTTTGCTGTACGACTTGTCTGCCACAGCCTTGCGTGAGGCTAATGTCTCTGATGTGCTTGGGTCTAATTTGCCTATTACAACCTCTGCCGTCACGGCTGGGGCAAACAGCGACATACTTATAACGCCTAATGATGGAGTTATTGTCACCGGACAAGCGTACACTTCTGGGGACGGCTTAACTGTCACGGTCACTTCTACGGCTCACATTCTAGCGGTAGGACAGGTCATCTTAGTTACAGCCGCTGGGACTGGTTACAATGGCACATTCCGGGTGGCTACTGTTTTGACAAACTCGTTCACTTATGTAATGATTACAGCGGCAACCGCTGGCTCTGGCACCCTTAGTTACATTAAAAAAGGTCTAGTTAAAAACCCTGCAAACAATTCAATTACTGAAAACCTGTATGTTGATGGCTCTACGGCATTAAATGGCAGTTTTACTGCTAATGGGGCTACTACACTTGCTGGTGCGACCACGCTTGCTGGTGCGACCACGGCTTCTGGTACTTTTACATCTAGCGGTACTGCTAATTTTACGGGTGCTTTACAAGTCAACGGAACTGTTGGCTATGTGTTGACTGAAGTTTCGGAAGAAACAATGACTCCGTGGACTGCTACTACTCCCGGAGTTTTTACTGCTGTCTGGACTTCAACCGCATTTGTTAAACCCTCTGAGGAAATCTGGGTGTTTGAAACTGTTTCTGCTCATTGTGGTGTTGCTGGATGGGGTTACGATTTTGCTTTTAGATATGGAAGTCAAACAGCCCTAAGTGGACAGTATCTTTCATATAATGCCCTATTTGACTCAGGCAACTCGGCGTATAAATCCTTTAATGTAATTACGAATAGATGGGTTGTTCCTGCTGGAACTGCTATTGCGTCTGATACAGTTAAGGTAGATGTATATGCTGGAAATGGCAGTCAGATGACATTGTTTCAAACTACAATGCCAATTCAAAACATTACTGGCACTTCTGGCGGAACGATTGCCCCTTCCAAGTTCCGCATCTACAAATACAAGACCGCTTAATGCTCCTAACTCAACTGGTGAAGTTCATCAGAGAGGCAGAGGAGCATAAGGACGGGTCTGCCTTTCCGTGGAAAGATGAAGCCCTGAATCAGTATTTGGCTTGGGCCTTCTCAAAAGATTACCTGTTTCTGTACCTTGACGGGACTGAGCCTAAGGGCATATCTATTGTCTACCCGGTTGTAAAACCCTACGAAAGTAATCTGGCTGAACTTCTTCCATCCGACGAGGAAGTTCCAAAGGCGGAAGAAGCATCCAAGGACTTGATAATCATGGATACCATCTTCAAGGATGACAAGGCCCGGCAGACCCTTACTTCTCAGTTCATGGTCAGGTACCCCAACTGGAAGGAGCAACGTAAGTTTGCTGTAAGAAAAGGTGTTGTATCGCTATTGAACAATCGTTACTTTGAACTTACCAAAAGACTAAATACATGAGTTTCCCCGGCATTTTTAACGTTCCATCTCGTCTAGGTTGTTGCGGTCCACTTGCTCTTATTGGTGGAGCATTGGGCGGTGCTGGTGCCCTTGGGGGAAGTATTGGGTTACTTGGAGGTGCTGGCATTGGTATGGCAGTTGATTCATACGGCAAAGCCGGAAAAGCCGCTAAAGGGCTTCAGGCTCCTCCTGCCCGTTCCTACTACGGTGAAATGCAAGGAGCCCTTGATGCCCAGCGTCGCATCCTTCCCAGTATTGGTGAATCCGAGCGTGAGGCGATGCCGATGTATCGTCAGTTGCAGGAAGAATCTCTTATGGGTCAGTTGGGTACCATGGGCAACCTTTACGAAAAGTACGCTCCTGCCGGGGCGGCTATCAGTCAGTATAACCTAAACAACATGGCTCCTGCCTATCAACAGGCGGCTGGCATGGCCCGGGATACCTACATGGCTGGCATGGCTCCCGGTTCTGCCGGGCTTCTTTCTACTGGTATGGCTCAAGCACAGCGTGACCTTGATGCTGGCGTTGAACTTACTCCTCAGATGCAAACGCTTGCTCAGCAGTCTGCCCGGGCCGCTATGGCCGCCCGTGGCCTTACTGGCGGTCAAGCAGTTGGTCAGGAAGTCCTTAACTCCTATCGCATGGGCCTTGCCCGTGAAGACCGTTCTCGTCAGTACGCTGGTGCCGTGTATGGCCTTGGTGCTGGCGTGGCTGACCGTTCTGCCGCTACCTATGGTGCCCCTATCCTTTCTAACGTGATGAGCCCGGGTAGCCTTCTTGGTGCCGCTTCTGGCATGACTGGGGCTCAGGGTCCGCAGTTTGTTAACCCCGAGTCTCAGTACATGGCTGGCGTTATGGGTCAGCAGTACAGCACTCAGGCTCAGGTCAACATCGCTCGGGCACAGGCTCAGGCTGGCCTTCAAAGCGGCGTCCTTTCTGGCCTCGGTTCAGTTGCTGGAGCATACCTTGGCCGAGACACCTAATTTACAATGGCAAATCCATTTCAAAGGTATCAATCCGGAAGTTTTGAGGCTGTCCCCGGAATAACACAAGCCGGAGCAAACATCGGCCAGATGCTTGGTTCTGGGTTTGGCAACCTTGGTGCCAATCTAGCCAGCGGCATTAAGCAGTACTATGAAAACACCGCCAAGTCCAAGGCGGCTGATGACGAAATCGGTGTAGTGGGTCAGCAGTTAATGTCTCGCCAACAGGCTTACATGGAAGCCTCCGGCGTAGACCCTACACTTCTTCAGCGATACCTTAATGATGACCTTGTAGAAGAAAACGGCGACGTTGAGGCATTTGCTAGTCTTGGACAAAACCCAATGGCCCGCTACGCCAAGCAACTTCAACCTGTTTTAGACTCGTTGAAATCTTCCCCAAACAAGGGCCTTTCTTCTAAGTTGTCTGCCCTTAACTCTGCCAAGGCTTCCTTTGGTATGATTGACGAGCAAATGAAGTTGGACGACTTTGTTGCCAAGCACCGTCTTGAACAGAGTGCTAAAGACATTCCGGACACCGTTCAGGTTACGGAAGATTTAGTTACCCCTAACGCTATTGTTGACCCGAACAATCCGTTCTTTGCCAACGTTCGCACCCTCAAGAAGCAATTGGAGGAGAACTATCCGAACGAACCTGAAAAGGTTAAAAATGGAATCCGGGAGTACATCGGACGGGTTAAGAACAAGTATAGCGACCAAGAGATGACTCCGGAGCAAAAGGAGGAGTTTGGAACTGCTCTTAATGCATACGCCGAAGGTCTGCGAACTGACGTTGGCGACCTTACCGACTACGGCGAAGAAGACGCCTTCGTACAGGATTCCGTTGCCAAAGCCTATGCCGAAAGTCAAAAGGGCCTTAAAGAGTCCGAAGGCAAGGCTGGTGCCAAGAAACAGGGTTCTGAAATTAATGCGGCGTTGGCGGCAAATCGTGCCAAGGCTGATGAAAACTCTGCGGCACTTACTAAGGCATATAACGCTGGTTTAAAGAATACGCCACAGACTAAGGCCCTTGAAGCCGAGGGACGGGCCTTGTATGAAGAAAGACAGGCTCTTAATGCTAAGTTAAATGGCTCGGAAACTAAAGGTTCTGATATGGCCGAAGGATTAAAGAAACTTGCAGGAAAAGCCGCAGAAGAACGCAAGGGACCACTTCAACTTAAGGAACGACTTAACGTCCTTGGTTCGGAAATCCTAAAGGAAGTCACCGACGGATACATTAACCGGATTGCCGATGGAGAAAAGGTGACGTTAATGGACATTGGAAAGACCATTACAAACCTAGACTCTGAACGCAATCCAACCACTCGGGAGGTAGTAACGCCCGCTGGCGGGATGGGGCCTTCAAGTCCCGTGCGGGCACCTTCTACCTATACGCCAGCCCGTAGCATTCTTGATGCCGCCGCCAAGAAACTTGGCATTAAGAGTGACACACCGCTTACCGCCGACCAGTTCCTTCGTCTTAAGGAAGCCGCTACCGCTGGTGTTCAAACTCAACAACAAACAGCCGCAAAAACTGCTGAAGAAGTTGCTAAAATTACTCCAGAGTCTGTTGCAAAGGACGCAACAGAAGCCGTTAAGAAAGCCACAACCCCTCAGACTCCTGCCGTTAAGTCCAAGGTATTTAGCGTTGGGGAACTTGAACTTGGAAGCCGCCTTGTTGACGTCCAACTTAATGCCGCAGAAAGGGAAGCCGCCGCCCGAGACTTTTACTCCAAGCGATTTGGTTCCGTGCCTACTGGATTTACTCAGATGTACCGTCAGATGTACCCGGAGGCTAGTGTTCGCATGACTGAAGTAAATGGCGTCCCGGTTATGGTAGACGGCAAAGGCAACGTTACCGTGCTTAAAACAGGCAACGACCAAAGCAACAAGGAGATTGCCGAGAGCAAAGCAGTTACCTTCAACAATACCGAGATTGCTTCCGGAGTTGTCCTTGACGGCATCTTTGCTGGTACTGTTGCAGGAGCCCAGTCTTTCCGTAAGGACTATGCCCACATGGCTAACGTCCGTTATGCGGTAGATGAACTTATTAAGATTAACGACATGGGATATGAATCCATGTCGCCTACGGCCCGTGCCCGTGCTGACCAGTTGCAATCGGTAATTATTGCCGCCCTCCGCATTCCGATTGTTGGTCCGGGTGCCATCAGCGAGGCCGAGCAGTTAATCCTTCAAAGAATTGTCGAAAAGGGTACTGGTATCTTTACCCTTGAAGCGTCTGAACGAGCCTCCCTTAAAGGGCTTAAAGACCGTGTTGATAGTGAAATTGTGAACTGGCCGAAGTCGATGGGCTTGACCGTAAGAGTTGGAGGCCAGCAATCCGATGTTATCAAGCAAGTTCGCATGCGTCGCCTCCGTTCTCAACGCAACCTTCCTGAATCAAATTAATGGCAGACCTACTCCGCAAGAAAGTCGTCGAACCAGTTCAGGGGAGCATGTTTGCCTCCCCCCAGCAACTCGACGAAGAACAGCAGTTATTGTCTCAGTTAACGCCCGATGAACTTAAAGATGCTCAGGATGAACTTGATAGCCCTATTACGGGCGAGGAGTTGGCTCAAATCATGTCCGAGGATACTCGGTACAAGCCAACGGCAGATGAGTATACCGTTTACAAACAATGGATGAAAACCCGTGAGGTTGACGTCATTGACGCATTTACCTCCGGATTCGGTCAGGTCTTAAGTGACCTTGGTACGGCCGTTGAGGCCGGATGGGAAGCCGACGATAAGGTGGCTAAAGCCCTGCCCACTATCTTTGAAGGCTTTGCCCGTGGCACCCGTGACTTTTACGGCATGCTTGCCCAGTCTCAGGACCCCAATAGCGTCCTATTTAAGTTTAAGAACGTACTGGCTGGAGATGGGTCCGACCCGGTAGCCGAGTACGAGCAGTTCCTACAAGCCCGGGAGTTCAATGCTATTAGTATGGACATCTTGGGTGGCAAAACTTCTGGCTCAAAGGAGTTGTTTGGTGTCGAAATTGACAAGGACATGATGATTCCAGAAATGGCTCAGGCCATCTCCTACATCGCTGACCCTTCCCTTTTTATTCCCGGTGGAGCAGTAGGTGCTGTTGCCAAGGCTGGAGCAAGGGCTATTGGTGCTGGTCACTTTGCCGCTTCAATCATTCGGGCCGCAGGTCGTGTTCAGGGCATAAAAGACCTAGTCATGTCTGGTGCCCTCCGGGTTGCTGGAGCCCCCCTTGAACTTATTGGTCGTGCCACTAGCGGTACCATTGACGGAGCCGTTGCCCGTGGTTCTGCCTTATTTGGTGACATCATTGGGATGTCCCCTCAGGCTTTTCATCAGACCCTTCAGGGTGCTGGTCTAGCCACTTCAGCCCTCCGGGTTCCCGGATGGTCTACCGTATCTGACGCTTACTATGCCGCCAACGTCATTGGTGGCTTTGGCGAAACCATTGGTGCTATTGGTCGTCAGGTCGGTCGTGAACAACGTGGTATTCTTTCCTATGCCGCCCGGGCTCTTAAAGCCGAGGCTGGCTCGCTTACGCCTCAAGCCAAGCGGATGCTTCAAATTGTAGACGCCGTTGACCCACTTTTTGGCTATGCCTATGCCGCCGGAGATGCCGCCCTTGAAGGTGCAACTATTGGTGGCGTCCTTGGTGGACTTGCCGGAGGTCTTGAAGGTGCGGCCGCTGGTGCGGGCTCTGGTAGTGCCCTTGGTGCTATTGGTGGAGTAGTTGGCCGAGGAGTTACTGACATTCACAGAGAACGCACCCGTGTTCAGGCGGACATGGTTATCGAAGGTCTTAAGGATACAGACAAGAATCAGTTTGATTCCATGATGCTTCTTCGAGCCTTAGGTCAGGTTCACGACAAGTCCTACGACCATATCATTGTTGGCCTTGATACCGTTGCTCCCGGTGCCCGCTTGCACATGCATGACGGAGCAACCTTTGAGGCTTACCTCCAAAAGAACAAATTAGTCGACAGGTTTGACCCGGACCGTCCGGGTCGTGTGCTTCGTGGAGAAGACCCGGCTAACCCAACGCAGTACCATCGCTGGGAAGGTCTTGTCGTTCAGAAGGACAAGTCTGGCAACACGGACATCTTTATCAACACGGAGTGGGCTAGGAAGAACGCCATTGGACATGAACTGTTCCATGGCATTATGCGTTCCTCGGTCTACGCCAAAAACTTTACCGACGCTGTTACCCAGTCTATCCTTGGTGTGCGTGGAACAAAGGGTGAACTTATCCGTGCTGGCGAAGTCCCGACTGCTGAAGCCTATGAGATGTTCAAACGGTACATTGACATTGAGTACAAGGACCCGGCCATCAAGAAAGCCAAGATTGACCAGTTAGATGCGGCCATGAAGGAGTTTGAGACTACCGGGGGCCTCATCTCGGAGTCTGGTCTGGAGGGTCGTTCTGTCCTTGAGAATCTTTCCGAGGAGTTTGGTGCCTATTACTTTAACCATTGGCTCGACGACAAGTCTCCCGACTACCTGTTCTTTGGTGGGAAACTCCCCGGCGTCCGTGGCGTCGTAGATAACCTTAAGATGGGTTGGCTTTCCTTTACGGAAGCCCGCCTCAAGAAGTCGATGCCTGACTTTGACTTTTCAAGGAAGGTCATTGACGAACGAACCGGAAAGCCACGTCAGGAGTTCATTGACGAAGTGTTCCGCCGTGACGGCCGCCGTACCCGCCTGTCATCCCTAGACTTCTTAATGCGTGACTTGGTCCGTGCGGCCGCTGGCATCAACACCGCCGACAACCTTATCCTCCGGAACATGACCCCGGAGCAACGTGCCAAGTTTACCGAAACCCATGGCCTTGACGGCCTGTTCCGTCGTGACCGCAAGGGCGGTGCCCGGGAGACTTCCGAGGCCCAGATGCGTCGTGAGAACCAGACTCGGGTTCAGGGCATTATTGATACGGTTAACACTATTCCGGCCGCCGAGCGTGGCACTCAGACTATCGTCGATGTCAACGGAGACACCGCTGTTATCGGCACCTTTACGGACCGTGAACTAGAGGTCATCGTCAAGAACGGCCACATGTCTCAGGCTCTTGCCGACAAGTACAAAACCATCCGGGAAGTTGCCGCTAAGGGCGGCAAGGGCGAGAATGTTCTTCAGGCTAACTATTGGGCTGAATCCATGGAGCAGGGCTCTGGAACTAGTCCGGGCCGTGTGGTCAATGTAGCCGGGGAGGCCCGGGTTGTCCCAATGACCCGTCGTGTGTTTGTCCCTCACTCCCTAGAAACCGTCATTACAATGACCAGCAAGGGCGAAGCCAACTTTGGCGTCCTTGCCCACTCCCTAGATTTTGACAACCTTGGCCGACGCAGTCAGGCCGTCTACTCACAGCCAGACGCCCGGACCCTGTACGGCAACGACTACGACTCTTTCCAAGCGGATTTCTATCGCTACCTTCAGAACCTTAGCGACCCCAACGCTATCCCGTCTGCTGACCTCTTTGGTGGAGGCATTGACGGAGCCAAGAAGCGTAACTTCTTCCATGAGGTCCTAGGTTCTGCCATCAAGCAGGGCGAGTCCTACATCAACCCTCCTCGTCCGGGTTACGCCGGACCCGCTGGTCGTGGTGAGTTCTTTGCCTATCAGACCCTGCGTATTGACCGGATGAGCCATGTGGCCGTCCGTCCGGACATTGTGCCCTACGACCATAAGCAGGTCTATGACCGCACCCGTCGCAACTACAAGCCAAGCGAACTTGAAGCAGAGCAGACTCCTAACGGTACGCTTTATAAGCACCCCCTTGGCTACAACATCATTAGCAAGGGCTCTATGGCCCGGGCTTATGACTCTCAGGGTAATGCTCTAGGTTCGTTCTCTAGCACGGACCAAGCGTCCCGGGCTATTACCCGTGAGGTTAAGCGTCGTGACAAGGAAGTCTATGGTTCCGTTGTTCGTCAGTCTGCTTCTGAGCAGAAGATGTTTAAGCCCGTCGATGGCGACGAGGCCGCTGAAGCCGTTCGTATTGGCGACCTCTATGAGACTGAGGCCATGAAGAAGTTTACCGATGGCATTCAAAACATCGTAAGGCAAACGGCCGATGAGTCTTTTGAAGACTACTCAAGGGGTATCCGTAATGGCGTTGTTACTAAACGACAGGCTGAACAGTTGGTTATGCTTGCAGAAAATGCCTACAAGGGCGACATGCGGATTGAACAACTTGAACAGAAACTAGACTTACTTGAAAAAGAAGGTGCAAACGGTTTTAGAATGGCCCGGTACAGCCAGCCTATTGAGGACATCATCAATAAGCACTTTAATCCGCAAAATGACTCTTTTGTTGCCCGGCATCCAATGGCAAACCTTGGTGGTACCGACGCACTTCTAAGGGCCGCAAAATCGGCAGAAAGTCCTGACGAAGTGCTAATCAACCTAGCCTTTGAGTTGAAAGGGACAAACCGAGGAATGACCATGCCAAGGGCCCGGGCGATTGCCAATGAACTGGCTCCTCATGCCAATGAACTGTTCAATCAGGTTAAGATGTTCTCAGAAGCAGACAACATTAGGAAAGAACTCAAAAGACCTGCGGCTGGCGAGCGTAACTATTACAAAAATAGAACAAACTTAGCCGAACAAGCCAAGAAGGTTAAGGCAGTCCGTGAATACATTGATACCCTAGACCCAGAAAAAGTTTATGACGGCCTTGGTCGGCATCTTGTAGATAGCCTTCCGCTTCGCCGTATCTACCAGAGTGACGTCTATACCAGCCAGTTTGACACCGGAGTCCCGTTTGTGGCTACCGTGGTTCATGGCACTCCAAACGTAGACTTACTAAAAGCCAGAGAGATGGACCCGGCCCGTGGCGGACAAACTACCGGAGCCCGTTCTGCTCATAAAGCCGTATTCTTTGCCGCCTCAGACGAGACGGTTTTGTCTCCTATTTACCAAAGTTCGCCTACCAACCCTGACACCATTAATCCTGATGGTAGCCTAAAGTCCTATCGGATGCTTAAGGCTTCTATCAAAGCCAACAACCCTTTTGTGGCGGACATGTCTATGATTCCCCGAGACGACAAAGCCGGGTATCTTGGAATCCGTGGCGTTGTAGATGAAGCCTTTGGCAAGGGTCACGACGTTGTTGTTATTCACAATGTAATGGATGGTGGGGACTTCGACACCGTGTTTGCCATCCGGAACGACGTCGCCAAGGACCAGCACCGTGTCATTGAAACAACCTTAGATAAGGAAGCAGGGGCGTCCCCCCTTCCCCGTGGCGAGGGTCCTGACGGCCAGCCTATGACCGTAGGCACCAAGTACCTTAAGCCCGCCGAAGGCGATATGGCCCCTGATTGGCAGTCTGACCGTGCTAATGCGGCACGAAAAGACCAGCCCCGGAAACTTTGGGCATACCCTGACACTCCGCAGTTCAGAAAGTGGGCTGGCGGGCTTCCTTTTATCAAGGGTGTAGCACAGCAATTGCGTCCGGCTGACATGGAGAAAGGATTCGTAACAACCGTGTTTAAGGGTGTTAGCCAGAAGCGTAACTTTGACGAGTTCGGGGAACGTCAGGTCAAAAAGTACTGGGACCCTAAGACTGGAGAGACTGTAACAAGGAGAACTGACCAGTATGGAATGAACCTTGCTGGACGCATGGACCCAAACTACTTCATCTCCGAACAGAACACGGCTGAAGGATTTGCAGACACCGGAGACATGGCTGACATGTACTATCTCCGTAGCGAAAAACCTGCGGTGCTTACCAAACTGAAAGATGTTTCAAAAAGGAATCCTGAACTAGACAAGGTTCTCCGCAGTTTCTGGGAAAGCACCGTCAAGGATGAGTTTGCCGATGAACCTGAGTTTGGCAAGGGTACTATGTACGAAGGTCTTGTCGAGTTTGATTACAACGCATTTTTAAAGATGGTTGAGGAAGGTCGTTTCCTTATGGATGGGCCTGAAGGTTACGACAAGAAGGACGTTCATTTTAAGGGAGACGAAGAAACCATAATGGAAACATGGGGTGAGCGTTGGAACAAGATGAACCGTTTTCTCCTTGAGAACGGCTTTGATGCCGTCGTTGTTCCAGACCGGACCATGAATGATGACGCTCCAACTATTATTGCCGACCAGTCCAGCCCGAACGTCAAGGCTTCCAGCAACTACGGCGAGTTTTCCCGGGATGACGCCCGGTACAACTTCAAGCCAGCCGAAGGTGACATGCCCTCCGGTCCGCTTCGTGACTTCGAGAGCGTCAAGGAAGACAAGAAGTTCAAGGCTTTCGCCAAGGGTACTGAGATTGTAGACCCAATCGACGACTTCAGCGGTCCGGCAAACTACATCGAGAAACACGGCGAGGACATTGGTTCCTTCGTCAATTTCTGGGACGAGATGGCTAAGGTGTGGTTACAGCCTAATAACACGACTTCCTATTCGACGATGACGCTCAAGAAGGGTGCAACCTTCTTGGCTTATCACGGCTCGACGAGCAAGGAACGCTTCAAGTTCCTGCGTACCGACATGAAGCCTGAAGATTCCTATTGGGCAAGACAGGGTAGTCCTGATTCTGCCATGGGTACTCACTTCACAAACGATGAGGTTCTCGCTACTAACTTCACGCTTCGTGAGGTTGATGCAGACGGCGAAGGATTCACTTGGAGGGTCAATGAAGAAGCCGAATACGAGAAGCCCGGACCTCAGGGCCCGGCTGGACAGTTGTATGCTGTGGCGGTCCGAATGGACAAGCCCATCTACTTCTCGCACGAAGCCCAGTTACAGGCCGAAATCAAGAACGCCGGAGGTGCGGACAAACTAAAGGCTAAACTCAAGAAGGAAGGATTCGACGGAATCATCTACAAAATCCATGCCGAGGTCGTCGACCAAGCGAAGAAGGTTTCTGGATACCCCGGATTTGAACTGACTCCAGACTTTGCCAATCAGTTCCTCAAAGACGATGTTTATGGCTACGTCCCTTTCGATGCCAAGAAGGTCAAGGACGTCGAGTACAACCGTGGCACGTTCGACAGGACCAAGAAGGACATCCGGATGAAGCCAGCCGAGGGCGACCTTGAACCTACCGGAAAGAAGTACGACGTTCTTTCAAAACTCTTTACCTCAAGGTTCTTGGGACGTTATTCCAAGGAAAACGGAGGCATCCTCGACGGCATTACCATTAAAGTAGAATACGATACTGATACATCTCCTTTTGATGCCAACAAGCAAGACCCATACGGAATGACAATTCGTATTGATAACCCGTGGGAGGGCGGTGGCAAGGAACCGATTGCACAGATTGGTGTTCGTTTTGAAAAGGGTGCAAAGGGTGCCCAGTTTGGCGACCATGCGTTTATCACAAGAGTTGATGTTCGTAGCGACATGCGTAACAAGGGTTACGGAAAACTTATCTATTCAGAGGCTGGGGAGCGTATACGTTCTATTGGTGCGGAATACCTTTTTGGCTCGGTAGTCAACAGGGATAACATTCCCTTCTACATTCGTGAAGAAATCTTTGGTAAAGGTTCTACTCGTCAGCCAAACGCTCCGGGTGGTTCTACCATCACTAAACTAGACCCCAACGCTTACTACAAGCCCGCCGAAGATGGCGGCCAGCCTCCCCGGAACATCAAAGAGTTCTTGGCCGAGCAGGGCAACAAGTTTGACCCAGCCTCTCTTGTTAGTTCTATTATTCGCCATAGAAAAGATGCTGATGATGAGTCTCCTATTTACTCTAGAATCTTAGACTTTGGTAAGAATAAGCACGGACAGTTCTACCGTCTGATTGGAGAAAAAAGGTATCAGGAAATTGTTAAATCTAATGAGACACCTGCTAGAAAGCAGAGTCTTATCCGTGAAGCGTCTTCAATGTTTGGAGGAGACAGGTTCTCGAACTACAAGGACCCTGCTGACTTCAACAAGTGGCTTGGACGCATCTACGACGAAGTCCAATTCCCGGGAGCCAACGAACCTAAGGTCGAGATTCCCAAGCCTAAGGCCATCGACACGGGGGCCTTCCGCACGTTGCTTGAGGACGTCGAATCTACGCTAGACTCCACGTCCTTCACCAAGGACCACACGACCGAACTGTACGGCAACAAGTCTGGCACCAAGAAAGGCATCCTTAAGACCGCCGCCGAAGCACTAGAAGCCTACGACAAGGCTACGACGAAGGAAGCCAAAGACGTAGCCATCTCGGAGATTGTCGACCAAGTCGAGTCGCTCCGTGAGATACTTAATGAACTAGAAGATGTTCAATCTAACTCCGAGGCGTTTGAGAACACCGAAGGGTACCAGCGTCGTGAGGAACAGATTGAGGCCCTTACCGAAGCCGTGGACGTCTTAGACGACGCCATCAAGCCGGACGACATGGGCGATGCTCAAGCGAGCATGAAGCCTGTTGAGGGCGAGGGAGGACCTAATGCCATGGTTTCTGACCGTGGCGTAAGCAGTCCGTTGAATCACACCTTTGTGAAGATTCCAAAGGGAGAGAGTCCTGACCCAACTAAACACACTTTTGAACAGTACCTTGAATGGAAGTCTCGTCCTAAGAACGGTGGTCAAATCATTATTCGTGACGCCCTAGATTTCATTATTGGTCAGGGCGGATTTATGTCTGCGACGGCTGAGATGTTAAAGATTTTGGTTGAAGATACAAAATCGGTTTATCGTGCCGACGTTGCAAATAGACTCAGTCTTCTTGATAGAACCGTAAGTCTTTCTAAAAACGGAGGACAAGGCGGTATTGAGAATACTCAACTCCCCGGACCGGGAAGCGACAGAATGCAGAACCAGCCAATGATGGGCACCCTTGCGGACCTCATTGATTCGTATAAGAAAAAATGGGCCGGAGAGCCCGGTGGAACTCCGGCTAATTCACTTGCCGCACAGGGCATCCAAGGTCGTGGGTTTGAAGGCGTATTCTTTGAGGAGGTGATGCACACCTTTCACGGAGAAGCACTCCGTCCACAAAAATCAATGGGAAGTAGTACTCCTCCCGGCTATGAGTCTAATGCTTCTGCGGCAACTGTTCGTAGTCTATTTGTAAGGCAACATGGCGGCAACAACGTAAGCGGACAACAATGGATTACTATGAAGAATAGTTTTATCAATGATGTCAGCGTACGCATTAGAAATTATGGGCGTCAGTTAAATAGTAACCTAATTTCTCAATTTGCATACGACGCCAAAATTGATGGAATGCGTACTGAGATTGCCGCCGCCCGTGTCTTGAAGGTGTACGAGCATGCACTTAATAACCTTGAAGTAGTTAGTCGTGAAACTACTTACGACAGGAAAGCCAACGTTTCGGGAGTAGTTGTAAAAAAGACAAAACTTATCAACTTGATTAAGAACAAGATTAACATTGTTGACCCAATTGAAAATATGCATGGTAAAAGTCCTTTTGAGTTAGGAAGGCATAACCTTGCTGATGGTTCGTACATGAAACGTGAAAGTGTCCTTGTAAGAAAAGATTCTGGCTATGACTTTATGAAGGATGATTCGGAAAGATTTGGAAAACTTGGTAACAAAGGCATTTACCGATTCTGGAATCCAATAGAGTTTATGATTATGGCGTTTTCTGACCCATACGATACCGCCTTGCTTCGTGACATTCCTGCGGTTGACATGGGCGACCTAGATGTTTTTGAGCGTGGTAAAAGTTCATTCCCTAAGGACCCGAATGACCCGCTTGGCAACCCCGTTCGTCCTAGTGGAGTCCGTGGACTTACTCGTTGGTTTAAGAATCTTGGCGGAGTAATCTCTCAGTACTTTGATGCCATCACTAAGTTTTATGACATTGGAAGCAAAGCAAAGACCTTGCTTGAGCAAAACGTAGAGGAGTCGCTCCGACTCATTTCTACCCATAGGGAGAAGGACATTAAGCCTCGTCAGGCAAAACCCGCCCCTCCTCCGACTCCACCTACGCCGCCACCTACGCCCCCACCTACGCCGCCACCTACGCCCCCACCTACGCCGCCGCCTACTCCTCCGCCTACGCCGCCGCCTACTCCTCCGCCTACTCCTCCGGCTCCCCCGCCTTCTCCGCCAACTCCTCCGACTCCGCCTACGCCTCCAGTCCCGACGCCTAGTCCTCTCCCCGGGCCTGTTCGTCAGCCAGCCGTTATCTGGAGGTCTTGGACCAACGATACTGCCGCAAATGGCTCCATGTGGCGTAACGGGGTAGGGTATGCTATCACCTATCTTGCAGGGCGTAAGTTCCGTCTCTACAACCCACAGAACGCACTTGTCGGCATCTACAACGACCTTGAAGAAGCCAAGCGACGAGTCCGTAGAGACGAACCAAAATGACAACCGGACCAGACTACGAAGCGGCCATCCAAGATTTTAAACGAGGAGGATGGATTACCGCTTTGTTCGGTGGTGCCGGGATGCTTGCTCGCTTGTTAGTAACAGACGAGGCTCATCCTGCTCTTTGGTGGACTCGGCGTATCCTAGCGTCCGTTATCATTGGAGTGTTGTCCTACTTTGCAGTCTGGCCGCTTGAACTGGCTGGCATTTATAAGTCTGTAATCTTAACCTTTTCCGGAATGGCTGGCCCTGAACTTATTGACTGGGTCATTAGACAGTTCCAAAACGCACCAGACCTCAATGGCACCAAACGTAAAAGCAAAGCAAAGCGTCGTTGAAAGCATAATCTTTCTTCAGTCGATTTTCTTAGTAGCCTTTGGGTTGGCCGGGTTCATGGCCGCTAGTACGGTGGTTGCAGGGATAAAGGCAATTACGAACGCATCATCTGCCGCCGCCATTATCACCGAAGGTAGCATCGTTACGGAAAACGAAATAGTAAACATTACTGACGCTAAGAACGTTATTAACAACTTTGAGATAGTATGCACAAGTTCACTAGTAATCGGAATGGTCGTAGTAATCGCAAGCGTCGTTCGCCTTGCCTTAAAAGCAAAGGGAAAGAAAAATGGTTAGACCGCATCTGGCAGTTCTTGTTGTCACGCTTCTCACGCTGACCGGATGTTCCTCTACTGAGGTCGTTGAACCCGTGGCTAAAGGTGTGGTCAAGATAGTTGAGAACAAGGAGAAGGACGACTTCATTACTCGAATTGAACATGAGGCTTCCGAAGCGGCCGCCGCCTTGACGGTGGCACAGCCCGGCGTTAAGCCTCCTCATTCTAAGTTAGTTGAATTGACAACCGAACGTATGGCTGGGGTTAAGAAACCTTCTGCCGAGCAGGTGAAAAAATACGAGGACGCTCTTAAGTCCGAAGCCCTGATGAACACGGAGAAAGATAAAGCCAAGAAAGTAGACGCCGAGACAACCGAACTTTACACCCGGGTTGAGCAAGTTGACACCGAGAACAAGGGCCTCAAGGAGAAGTTGCGTTTGCTAGAAGAACAACGTCAGTCCGAGATTAGGCAGGAAGCCTATGAAGACCTCCGGGATATGTGCCTGTTGCTTTGTAGCATCCTTGTTGTTGCCGGGGTAGGCATCGCCCTCATCGGCTATTGGATGGGCAAGGGAGTCAAGGCAGGGGTGCTTGTGGCCCTAGCCGGGTTGTCCGTAGGGGCGGCACCGCTTGTCATCCAAGACATTGTCGAGGCCGCTTGGTTTAAGTGGACCGTTGGAGCAGTTGTAGTAGCCGGGATAGCCTATGGCATCTACGAACTGTTCGACACGGACGTTAAGGTAAGGCGGAAAAAGGCCAGCCAGCAACTCGATGCAGTTCCTGAACGGGGACCAGAATAACTTCTGACCTGTTGTCGTCGCCGCCACGACAGACTCTAGCACCGTACTTAGCAGGGTCTTTGTAGACGGCCCGGAGGAATTGTTTAAGTTCCTCTACCCTAAACATGAAAGCCATGACGGCTTGGCCACGTTCGCTAAAGATGTGCAACCAATAGTCTGATTGAGTGGTCGTGATGCCGGATGGTTTATCCCGACAGCGAAACTCAAACACGGCATTCTTTGTTGTCATCCAAGTGTCTCGTTCAGTCTTTACCTCAACCTTGGCTTGGTCGGTCCCAAGCCACATTAGCCATCGTTCGCCTTGCTGGCCAAACTGAAGGTCTGCGTCAAACTTTGGGTTAAAACCCGACATCAAAGTTTCTTAGACGCTTGTTGAATGAGGAAAGCAATACGCTCCTCTTTGAAAAGTAATTCATTCTTAAGGAAAGAGTTACGGGAGTTAAGCAACCTTACCTCTGCTGACAATTCATCAACAAACTTTCTATTGATAAACTCAACCGTTTCTCCGTCATGCGTAATGATTAGGTTACGCAGTTCAATCAACGGCTTCTTGTCGGTCGACTTGGATTCGTTGGATTCGTTCAACATAGACGGGGGTTCGGTCGCCAACATAGGCGTTCTGGATGTTGTAAAGGAAGTATTCATCTGCCTCCTCAAACGTCATGGTCTTGGCTAGTTCCAACAACATTTTGTTTCGGTCGTAGATGACCTTGTAAGTACCATTATAAATAGCCCAACCAATTATACAGGAATCAAACCCGTCGGCAAACAGGAGACTTTCGTCTCCCGTCTGCTCAACGAGTTCCTTCCGGGTGTCCCGCTTTCGTCCCATTAGAATGGAACGTCATCAGCCGGAGCATCAACCGCTTCAGCGGGGGCACCGGATGCGTTGATGTAAAGGGCCTTGGCGGTACGCTTCAACTTAAGGTCCTTCTCGGAGACACGGCCCGTCTTTTCAAACGGACGGGGCTCCCAAGTGTTAGCCCAATAGGAAAGGTCATCCACGGTAAGTTCACCAATCTGCAAGCCCTTGCTACGGCCAAACGGCAGGACCATAGACGGGTCAATGTCCCCGGCCGGGATGGCAGTAGGGGCAGTAGGGGCGGCAGAGGTAGCCTTGGGCACGGCCCGGGCAACAGGAGCAGAGGCAGGGGCCTTAGCGGCGTATGCAGGGGCACGGGCAACACGGTCAGACTCTGCGTCGTCATCCGTGGTAGCCAGACCCGCCACGGCGGCCAAGGCATAGCGGCGAAGATAAGAGAACAAGGACCCGGCGTCCTGTCCCTTGAATCCTTCTGAAGCCACGGGAATAGTGACGTAGTTCTGGATGTAACCGCCATCCTTGTGGATGACCATGGTATTGATGCCGACCTGATTGCCGTCGCCGTGCGGGAACTGAACGATAGCCAGCCCGTGCTTGGCAAAAATACCCTTGGTCGCTTCGAGGTGAGCCCCGAGCGTGGCGTAGGTGTTCTTGTGGAACGGGTTGGTGGCGTCAGCAACGACGTCCTTGGTCTGGGCGATAGCGGCCACAAGGGCGGCCGCAAGTTCTGGGGTGATGTTGTTAATCATGTTATTGGGTTGGTGGAAAGGTTAGAAGACGGAACGTTCAAGGGAGGACCTCACGAAATCCGAACGAGACAATCCGTGCTTCTTGGACGTCTTGTTCAAAGCGTTCATAAGTTTCTTCGTGACACGCACGGTGAGCATCTGCTCGGAGATTGGATTCAGTTTTGGTTGTTTCGTTTTCATGGATAGAAGATGAGTTCGGCCCTTTTAAATATGGCTTTTCGTTCGATAGTAAGCGACGGGTGTTTGTAATTATGTTCATATCGTTCGGACATACTCATGCCCAAATTGTAAGACATGTAAAGAGAAATCTTGTTTGGCGTAAAACCTTCTTTGGTCATGGTACGTTCAAGCCAAAGAAGATGCTCCCGGGCAACAGCCCGAGACTTAACCGGGTCAAAGCAATTACTCCGGGAGTAAGCATACGATTGTGGAATGCGGCCAAACATTCTCCGGACGGCATCGGTCCAAGCGGCTTCCTTTAACTGAAAGGAACCCAGTTCCCCGGCCCGACCTACGGCTGTCGCCTTGTTATTGCTTTCAACTATCGCTAACCTGTCGAGATAGTCTTCGCTGACAATGGAAGCCTGAACCGGAAGCGTTAGAAAAGTAAGGGATGCCAGCCACATGACTGGCACCCCGGCTGATGATATGCAACCCGCAAGACTTAGCCAAGCCCTGCATGAATCAAGATGACGGCACATAAGCGTATGTCAAGCCCCGGCTCCCACAAGGGAGTAGTAATCACGGAACCTGCGGACTAAGGCATTAGCCATCTCCTTGTCATCAAACCTGTCAACAAGGGCTTGCCCGTTAAAGTTAGTCGTAATGATGGTAGGCTTCATAGCCGTAGTCCTCTCGTCAAGGACGGCAAACAAGTCTGAGGCCAACCGGGGTGTGGCTCTCTCCTTGCCCAAGTCGTCAAAGATAAGCAGGTCAATCTTGGTAAGGTCGTCCAGCATCCGGGCGTGTGCCTTCTCTCCAAAAGATTCCTCGATAAGCCCCTCAAACTTACGCATAGTCAAAAACTTGTAGGGAAGGTTTATGTCCTGCTGGGCCTTGTCGACCCACAAGCGATTGACAATATGCCAAGCCAGCCGGGTCTTGCCTACGCCCGTCGTTCCGTGAAGTAACAGCCCCGACTTCTGTTCGCTCGGGACCCAATCAACGGCCGACTGCAACCGGGGATGCAACTTGGCTACCTCGGTGTTCTTGAACAGCAAAGGGTAGGACGGTACAAACTGCACCTCCCCAAGCCCGTCGGCCTTGATTCGCTCTGGGTCCATGTGTTCCCTGCACTTGTGGTACCGGGTTAACTTGCCCTCTGGATTGGCGAGCAGGGCTCCCCGTCTCCCACAATGGCATGATATGTCAAAATTGCTCATGGTCGTCTTTGGTTAAGGCTTTGTTCTGGTGTTTAGATTTGCGAGAAGGGAACAGCCCCTTCCACCCGTTGCGAATAGATTGTTCAATGCACTCCACGGCTTCTTCAGGAGTCATCTTGTTTAGGAAGTCCACTTGACCGACATAGGTCATGTAAGGAACCTTCTTCTTTGGATAGGCATACTCTGCCCACCGAACCCAAGCGGCGGCAAACGCCGGAACCCCCATGTGGGCTGGCTGTTGAGTGAGCATAAAGTCGGGAGTCTTTGATGCCCTCTCCCCTTGTATCTTATCCTCTTTAATATCATCTTTGTTATATGGGTGCAGTTTTCTGCGGGGGCCCCCCGCAGTTTTCTGCACCCCTCCCCCGCAGTTTTCTGCACCCCCCAAGGCTATGCTTTCAACCGTGCGAATGATACGGCGACCCTCGACCTCGGCCCGCTGGATGATACCGATGGCATCCAACTCCGCTAGGAGGACCTGAACACCCCTCTCGCTGACACCCAGAAGGCGTTGGAGGTAGGCGTTGGAGGCGTAGCACCCATCATCCCCGTCCAAGCCCGCCACGACCCCGTAAAGAAGTTTTGCGGACGTGGTCAGATTCTTGTTGTTAAACACCGCCGACGGAATCCAGACACCTGTAAACTTTGGTTGGCTCATAATACCGATTTCATATATGTGTTAAATTGGTTGCTCACTCATTTTTAAACAAGATGACGACACAAACGGCGGCAACGACAGCGACTAATGTCTCGGTGTTCATTTTCCGAAAGCGTGTTTGTGATGGTAGGAGTCGCCTCCGTCATCGTCCTCGTCGTCCTCGGTGCGAATGCCAAAGGTATCGTTGCGGACAAACTTGAATTGGTCGGACGTGAAATGCCGGATGACTCCATCTTTGTCCAAGACAATGGCGAACACGTCGTTTGAGAACGTGCCACCGCACCGGACATAGATGAGCATACCATAGCCGAGGTCCGTCTCGACAGGCATAGGGTTATTAAACTCGTGTATCATAGCGGGCCTTGTGATACAAGGCACCGCCACGCTGTCAAGCGACTTCCTCGGGGTCCGACGGGGGCAGGTCAATAACGTCTCCCTTAAGCATCTTATTGATGTCCTCGTGACTTACCCGAAGGCGATGCTCAACAATTACGGCCGGGGCATCCTGCAAGGCTAGGACCTTGTCGGTCATAATAGCCAAGGCCAGCGGCAGTTGACCGGGAGGGATGTTCTCAATTTCTGCAAGGAGCCGAGTGCTACCCTTGGCAACAATGGCGGCCATCGTGGCGGCCGTGGCTTTCTTCCAAGTGTTTAGGTTAAGCCCGCCGTTGGCATCTTCACGGGCCCTACGAACGGCGATGACAGTATGCTTCGAGTGGCCAAGCCGCTTGGCAATCTCTTTCGTACCCACGCCATCGTCGAGCAACTTGTGAACGGCAACCCGCTGGACGTCGGTTAGGTTTGTCCCCGTGTGTTCGTTGTTTGGGTCCGTGGGCAATCGCTTCGGCTCGCTATCGTAATTCATAATCCTTACGCTATCGGTCTTGACTTCCCTTGCAAACGCAATCTTCTCGCCGACGATATGGAAATACTCGTAATGATTGGTATATGTTTTGTGGCAGTAGGGGTTCCGATACTCATAGGCTGTCATCTGGCGGCCCTTATCGGGCTCGGTTCATCTACCAAGCAGAACCCGCCCGGGCCACACATCAATCATCTACACAGATACTACGAACGAGAGACGGCCGTCTCTTTGTCGGCAAAAAAAGGTCGGCGAAAATAAGGCCCTTCCTTGATGCCCTAACAATGGGGGCACGGGCGATGCGACCGCCGGAGCCGTTGAGTGGCCCGGTGTGTCTGTTAATCCATTGGGCATTTCAAACTCCTATTTGCCGGGTAGGCCGGGGTAAGAAAAATTGCCACCTCGACCTCCCTTGCACAGTCCGGCCAGACCTAGACAACGCCGCCAAGGCGGTTATCGACTGTCTCGTCAAGGCCGGATGGTTTACGAACGACGCTATTATCTCCCGGCTCTTGCTTTGCAAAACGGAAAGCAACCGACCTCGTCTTGACATACAGGCCGAAGATGACGCTTGACGGCTGAAACGAAAAGGGTATTACAAAGGGCGATGAATACTCCCTCCCTCACTCATTCGTTCAGCAATACCAAGGTCCATCGCAACATCCCGGACCCAGATTATCGGGCTATCAAAGCCCTCTCCAAGTCGTCGCTGACTCATTTCTTAAAAAGCCCGGCCCACTACCTCGCCTCGACCGAGATGCCCAAGGAGACGACCGATGCGATGATGTTTGGCACGGCCTATCACGCCTATGTTCTGACGCCGGACCGCTTCGCCGAAAACGTCGTGATGAAGCCGGAGTGGGACGCCCGCACTAAAGAGGGTAAGGCCATCAAGGCCGAGTTTGAGGCATCCCTTGGCCGCAAGGTCTACATTAACGACAAGCAACTTGACGCCATCAAGGCGATGAAGGCCGCCCTAATGGAACACAAGGTCGCCTCTAAACTTCTCGCCGGGCTGACCGATACCGAGATGGCTATTGAATCCGACTATCACCCGATGCACCCCAAGCCGGGTAGCGTCCGCATCAAGGGGCTTCTTGACGGCTGGGACCACAACACCGCAACCATCATAGACCTAAAAACCTGTAAGGACGCCAGCCCCGAGGGCTTTAAGTGGGCCTGTAAAGACTTCCGCTATGATATGCAAGAAGTGCAGTATCGGGCCCTCATCAATGCCGCATTCAAAGGCGACACCCACGGCGGCGTCGACCGATTTGTTTTTATCGCCCAAGAAAAAGAGCCGCCTTATGCCGTGGCTTGTTACACCCTGTCGCACCGGACTCTGATGACCGCCTATGACGAATGGCGGGTTGCCGTTCACAACTTCGGGGAATGTCAGACGAATGCGGTTTGGCCGGGCTACGCCGCAAGTCTCGTCGAACTAGAAATCGTCCGGTGAAGAAAAACCTCGCCGCTGTTATCGAGGAATCGGAGGCCCGCCGCAAGGCGGCCGCCACCATCAAGACCGAAGTCCTCCCATTAGTGGAGGGCCTCGTCATTTTGATTGAGGGCGAACTCCAGACGGCCGGGAAAAGGCGGCACAAGGAATTGACCCGCTATGTCCAGCCCATCCGAGCAATTCAATATATCTTGCACAAGACGCTTGACGACTGAACTAAAAGTGTAATACATTAGCAATCCCAGCCCATAATAACAATGACCGCCCGCAAAAAATACAAAGCAATTCACATCAAACCCCACGCCGCCGGGCTATGGAAAGTTGAGCCCGTCGAACTTCCTTGCGACCTCGACGCCGAGGTTGAAGCCATCCAGAAACTTGTCGGCGGTTACTTCGAGGTCCACACCGCCAAGGTGGCTCGGAAGAATGTCATTATCTATGTCCACGACAACGCAAGCAACGAAGGCGAACGCCGGGGGTTTGTCCTTGGAAACAGTCGTCACCTTCTCGGCTCGGCCGTCATCGTCTCGGCCAAAGAAAACGCCGACCTCGAAGTGTCCAACAAGCAACTCGGCAACGCCCTCCGCTTATTTGAACTTCCTGCCCCTCCCTTGCACAACCCTAACACTAGCAACTAATCTCAAATGAAAAACACATTTTACATTGGGCTTGAACCCGTTAAGCGGAATAAGTCTTGGATTGCCTCAATCTACATTGTCCCAAGCGGAACGAGTAAGGCTTTGCTCGACTCCGAACACTCGTTCAAGACGAAGCGTGATGCCAAACTATTTATTAGCGGATGGATGGCATTCCTCGACTGCTACAAGCGTATGTAACACCTTTTCCAACCCAAACGATAACCCGCTATGCCCGACATTAAACCTAGTTTTGACCACATTCTTCTCTACAAAGACGAGAATGGATGGCATCCGGAAAATTACGGCCCGGACAATGACCGATTGATTCCCGTCCACGGCGACCTCGGCGACGCAATCGCCGAAGGGCAGAATTGGTCGAACGAAAAATGTATGCAAGGCCGGGCGGTCTGGCTTGTTCGTGTCGAGTTTGTTCACCTTTTCCAACCCAAACGATAACCCGCTATGCCCGACTATACCGCAACATTCACGATTCACCTCACCGCCAGCATCACGGCCAAGGACGAAGATTCGGCATCTAAAAAAGCCGAACGCTTGTTTTCCCCGGCCGTCAAAAAGTTGGAGGCCCAACTCCCGCCCGGCATTGAGTGGGAGGTCAGCGACTACAACCCAGAAATAAACGAATACTAAAACCTATGGCCAAAAAAATGTTCTCATATCTTGAAACGATTACCTTCGTCGTCGAAATCGCCGCCGAAGACCAAAAAGAGGCGATGGAGGCCGGGAGCGACTTCGTCGAAGGCATCCTTGACCACGCCGATAAAGAATCCACTCATATCACCGGGCTCCGCAGTTTTGAGATTGAGCCGATGGGCGGGCCTAATGTGGAAGAACAATAAGATGCATTTCACAAGTGTCATTCATTTCTGGGCCGACCGGAGCCGGGTATCCGGTCCGGTGGAAGCCGCCGCCGCCGTTCGGATGGCCGTCGCCCGGGAATGCGAGGACGCCCGGGTTTATCTAGGCGAGGCCCCGGACGGGTTTTCTATGGCGGGCCTGTTTAGTGTTCGGGCCCGCAACTCCCCCCGGGCCGAGGATTCTACTTGGCTTGCATTTGCCCATCACGGCGGGGGTGACGAACTTTGCAATTATTACCACGCCGTTCGGTTGTTAGACCTAGACCTGTTGACCACATTGAATGGGTCTATCCCGGTCGAGGTTGACGCCGCCGAATTGTGCGGCAAAACATTGGAGGTTTTTAAGCCAACCCTCCCGGCGGGTTTAGAGTTGTCGGATACAATCGCCCAAGCCATTTGGGAGATTGGTAATCGGGAATATTGGGCGACTGAATTGTCCGAAGTGTTTTACGACCGATGCCAGATTGCCGACCGACGCATTAAGTCCGGGGAGGACCCGGTCGCCGCCCTCGCCGCCTATGACACATTAAACCCGGCCCTAGGTCGCCGGATGGGATTTGCTTCGTCTAGCATATTCAACGCCGACGCCCGGGAGTTATTTGCCGACGCCCCCGGGCTTCGGCGTCCGGTCCCGCCGCCGAAGCCGTCGACGGCCAAAGAAAACGCCGACTTGCATCGGGTCCTTTGGATTGCCTTCGTCGATTTCCATATCTAAAAAGTTTTGGGGCCTACGGGCTTCGGGTGCATAAAGAAAAGAAAGGCCGCAAGGCCGGGCGGGGCTTTTAATGGGGGCCCCGCCTTTTTCTTTTTGGCCGTTGACATTCGCCCGGCCCTTGTAATACAACGGCGGTCCTATGCATCCCGCAAATAACGGCCAGCCCGCCGATAAGGGCAAATCCCCCCGCCTCCGTTCATCCTACCCGACGAAAGAAATCCCCCACTTGTGGGCCAACGGAATCCATCGTTATATCTATTCCCGGTCGTCGTCGGTTCAGATTACCCCGGATTGCACCCGCCTCATTTCCTATGCGACCGCCGTCGCCGTCCGAACCGAGGTTTTCACCGCCCAAGGCGTCCGGGTTTACCTGTTCACCTCCCGGTCTTATTCGACGACGACCTCCCGGCTTTTGTCGCAAGCCCTTGCCGCAATCCCGCACAAGGTCCACTTTGTCCGGGACGAACATTGGGACGGCCGCCGGGAAACGATTAGCGAATGCCTAGGCGTCGCCGAAGGGACCCCGGTTGACCTCGGTTCAATTACCTTTGCCGTCCCCAATCTCGGTTCGGCCATTGGCTCCCCGGGCCGTCAATCCCACCGGGAAAACCTCGCCGCAATCGTCGACCGGGCGAAGGCCGAGGTTGCCAAGGCGTCAAAAGCCCGAGCCCGTTTTACTCCTATCCTCGCCGGGGAAATGTTCTCCCAAGCCCTTTGCTATTGGAGGACCTTCCTCGCCGACGAACCGGACCCGTTGACCGGGATTGACTTCGCCGGGATTGCGGCGGCGTTTGCCAAGTCGAAAGCCCGTCAGAATGCCGCCGAAGCCGCCGAGAGAGCCGCCCGACAGGATTACGAACGCCGGGAAGATAAGTGGATGGCCGAAGCCGCCGGAGCCCTCGGGGCGTTGGCCAAAGTGGTCCGGAAGTTTTTAGCAAACGGCGACCCGGCGACCGACGCCCGGGCGGCCGTCCTCGCCTATGAGGCCGGGCAAGAGATTGATGCCACGCCCTCGGCCGGGTTTGCGGACCTCGGCCTCGCCTTGTCTGAACTTATCCGAAAGGGCTCCGGGTCCGACGATGGCGGGGAGTTTTTTAACCTTGCCGTCAAACGAGTGAAGCCGTCGTTTAACTTCGCCGGATATGTTTCTCCTTATCCGTTGCCCCCGGCCCGTAAGGTTTTCGGGAAAGTTATCCGGGACCACGCCCCCCGCCTTTACCGGGTCCGGGACGCCGTCGGCCTTCCTTACCTTTCCTACGCCGAGGGCAGTAAGTTTAAACAATCGTTTGGCCGTGAACTTATCCGGGTCGTCGGGGCCGACCTCCGGACCTCATCCGGGGCGGCTGTCCCGCTTGCAATAGTCCGGGCCTTGTGGGCCCGCCACGGGGATGAGGTCCGGGCGGCGGCGGGCTTGCCTTGTGCGACTCACTTCCCGGAGGGCCGCAAGGCGTGGCTTTACACTTGGACCGGATACCAAACCGCCAACGCCCCCGCCTTCGCCTCCGGCTCCGGGTCGTCCCTGTTGGTAATCGGTTGCCACCTAGTCGGGGCCGAGGACCTTGTCCGGCTTGCCCGCCGCCTCGAGTGGCCGGACGCCGAATAACCTTTCCCGGGGGACAACCTCCCGGGGATGCATAGACAAGGGGGGCGGCCGCAAGGTCGTCCCCCTTCCCTTTTTAGGGGCTAAAAGTAGGGCCGGAAAACAGGCCGAAAAAAAGGCGATTAAATTCGCTTGTAATCCGGCGGGACCTTGTAATACATTGTCAGTCCTATGCAATACCGCACAAGCCCCGGCCCGGGTAATAAGGGCCGCCGCCTCGGGGCCGGACGCCCCGCCCACTCCGCAACCCTCGCCCTCGCCTTCCTCGGCCGGGGCCGCCCAAGCCGGGACAAAGCGAAGGCAACTTTCCGGGCCGTTGGCCGGGACGCCGCCATCGCCCTGCTCGCCCTCGACGACCTTGTCGCCTTCACCCGGCTGACAAGCCAAGCACCGGGCTCCCACTACTTCACCGCAAAGGCCGCATTCGCCGCCGTCCGCTTGCGTCGCCTAGTCGACGCAATTGAAGGGGGGGAAAAGTGAACTTCCCCGTTCACTCGGCCGCCCTCTCGACGGCCGAACTCCGCCGGGCGGCGGGCTTCCTCGGCCTCGGCCTTGGCCGTTGCAACCCCGGCGACGGGGCCAAGTGGCGGGTCGGCCCGGACGCCTTAACGAAGGGCCTCAAGTCCGGCCTTGGAATTGCCGACTTCAACGCCGTCGACGGCCCGGTCCTCCGGAGCAAAGCCGAGGCGGCCGCATACCTTAACGGGTTTGCCGCCGGGCTCGACCGGGGCCTCCCGGTTTACCGCCTTCGGGTTGCCCTATCCCTCGCCCTCGACGCCCTCGGCCACCCGGACCCGGTCCCGGTGTCTATGGCCGCCGACCTCATCCGGGAGGCGTTTGACCTCATCCCGGTTCACCCGGTCGTCGGATTAAGGGGGGAAGTAAAATGAACCCCTCCGGCTTTATCTACTTCGCCGACCTCTTTTGCCCGGCTTGTTCGGACGGGCTCCCGGACCGGGACCCGGAGGGCGGCCACAAGGGCCCGTTTTATTCGATTCAAGAATCGGACGCCCCTTGCAACTGTGGCAAATGCGGGGCCTTCATCCCGTCGACCTTAACGGATTACGGGGCCCGGGAATTGGCAACCCGCATCCGGGAAGCAAATAACGCCCTCCCGGAGCCCTTGCCCCCGGCCCTCGCCGAGTGGGCCGAGTTTCACAAGTGGGCCGAAGGCGTGGGCGACGCCCTCGCCGAACGGACGGCATTTGAGGACAGTCCGACAGTTATCATCCGGGGCTTTGTCTACCCCCTTGCGAACCCTCAACGCCTCGCCCTCATCCGGCTTGCGGCCCGTTGGAAAGTCGACCTAGTCGACTTAATAACCGGGGCGTGGCCCGAGGTCGGCAACCCGGCGACGGCTTGCCTAATGGTTTCCATACCGGGCAAGGGCATTGTCATTGGAATTGAAAAGGACGGCTATTCTCACTCCTAAATGACCGCCGCCCTTTACTTCCTCGCCCGGCTCTTTTGGCGGGTCGGCCTCCGGGACCTATCCGGTCGCCTTGCCTACCGGGCTTGGCTCCGGCAAGTCCGGGACCGGGGCGGTCCGTCCGTCCGGGATTAATCTCCCCTAGCCCTCGGCCACCCGGCCGGGGGCTTTTTGTTTCCTCTTGACCTCGACACCTAGGCCGTATTACAACGGCGGTCCTATGCATCCCGCAACCCCGGACGATAATCCCGCCGCCCCGTCCACGGCCCGCCCCCACCTCGACAACCTCGCCGCCGCCCTCGGCGTCCGGGTTCACCTCGGCTCCGGTCCTTACGACCTCGCCGTCCCGGTTCTCGACTTCCTCCGGTCGGACCTTTACCGGACTGTCCCCGGCGACATTACCTTCAACCGGGGCCTCGACGCCCTCCGGGAAGCCGTCGCCCGGGCCGCCTTCCTCGCCGACGGGCTCGACGAAAATGGCAAGCGTTGGCTTGCGGTCGACGCCGAGGTAAACCTCCAATTCTATAACTTTAAGGAGTGGGCCCTCGACGGCCAACCTCGGGAGCCGTGGCAGGAAGCCGCCCTCGCCGGGGCTTTTGTCGGCTTCCTCGCCCGGGAGGTCCGGGCCGCCGCCCGTATCCGGGACATTTATTGCACCGGGGCCGCCGTCCTCGATTGCGGCAACCCCTCCGGCTTCCCGTCCGTTACCCGGGTCTTACTTGCCGAAAAGGGCGAACCGGATGAGGCCCTCCCGGCGTCGCCCCCGGCCCGTTACCTTTCCGTTTATTCGCACGAGGTCCTCAACGGCGGCCCGGAGGAAGGCGGTTGGACTTGGCATAAAAAAATCCTCCGGGCGACTTTCGCCCTCCCGGAGCCGACTGACAACTTCGACCCGGCCGCCGCCCCGGCCGAATTGATTGCCGTCGCCCGGGCCGCCGCCGACGCCCTCGGCTTAACCCTCCCCGGCGACTCCGTCCCCACCCGGGACGGCGGGACCCGTCCGGCCCGTCCGGCTTCCTCTTGTGCCCCGGAGGTCGACGGGGTCCTAGTCGTCGAGCCCTTCCCCGGGTCGGATAACTGCACCGCCCCGGACCCGTGGGAATAACCCCGGCCCCCTAGGCCCTCAACCTGCCCCCGGACCTCCGGGGGCTTTTTGTGCCCGGACGGCCAAACCGGGCTTTTAGCCCTCCCCGGCCGAAAAAACCCCCTCGAGGTTTGGCCCTCCGGCCGTTTGACCGGGTGACCCGAACCCTACCCCTCCCCCTTTTCCGGTCCTCGCCCCGGGCCTATGCCTGGTGCCTTTAACGGATAGGGCTTGACCTTAACCCCGGCCCCGGTTTGATGGGCGGTCCTATGCATCCCGCAATCCCGGGCTCCCCCGCCGCCTCGCCCTCGGCCTCAACCGCAACCCCCCCGCCCGGATGGGCGGCCGTCGCCTCCCGGTTAACCTTCGCCCTTAACTCCCGGGCGTTTGGGACCGCCGAGGAAGGCCCGGCCTTTCGGGACGCCGTCGCCGCCGTTATAGACCTCGGCCGGGTCTATGCCGACGCCCTCGCCGAAGTCGACCGGGCCCTCGCCGCCCGGGAGTGGGAAGCCGAGGAAGCCGTCGCCGTGGCCGAGGCCCGCCTTCGCCTTGCCCGGGACGCCCGGTGCGACTTCATCCGGGCGGTCGGCTTTGCCGCCCAAGAGGGCGAGGCCCCGGCCAATCCGGCCGCCCGGTTTGAGGACCTTGCCGACCATAACCCGGCGGTCGGGCTCCTATTGAACCAATCCCTCGCCCTCGACCTCGGCCGGGAATTGATGGCCGCCGACTTCTCCCTCGGGCAAACGACCTCCGGCTGTCCCGGCCGCCGGGCAATCGCCCACGCCGCCGGGGCTCTCCGGCTTACCCGTCGCCCCCGCCCCCCGGCCTAACACCGGACACCGGACAAACCGCCCCACCTCGCCCCCGGACCTCCGGGGGCTTTTTGTGCCCGGGCTCCCGTTCACTTTGCGCTGATAGCGGATGAGGATTGACACCGGGACAAGGCCCGGCTTGGCTGTCGGTCCTATGC